TAAATAGGTTTTGTAAACGTTTTCTTAAAGACGCCATAATATATTAATTTTATTATAAATATAACTAGTTACAGAAGCCAGGTTAAATTTTCGTTGTAATGGCCATTATTCCAATTCCAACCGTCTGCGCCATTGCTTGGTTTTCCTGTATAAATAACAGGTTCTGTAGTTTTTTGAAATTGAGACAATGTTCTTTTATTTAATTCAATTCCTTGTTGTCTTAATTTTAAAGAGGTGTCTCTTAACCATAACCCGATACAAAATGACATTACTAAGTCATCATTATATCCTTGTTGAGATTGTGCTTTACCATTTAACCAAATAAATACAAACAATTCTTGTATTAATCGTTTGCTTCGAATAATTGGTGTTCGTTCTCGCATATACATTTCTAATGCTGATATCATTAATGGACGTGTACGAGTTGTAGTTGATACTCCAGGAACCATTTGGCTCTTATCTTTCATATCATATCCTTTTTTCAATTGTACATCTGCATCAACATAACCATCATCTTTATATGTATAAAATAAATTTTCATAGCCGCGGTCTAAAGCTGGTTGAATTGCAGCCCATCCAATATTTGCATTTTCAATTGCTAGCAGTGCATTATTCCATTCTGTTGCAACTGTTACGAGCATATTACCGAAATCTTTAGGCGGTATTTTGCCTTTATATTCTGCAACTTGTCGTACATCTTGTACATCAATTACATGAAATGCAGACCAGTCAGCACTGTCTCCGCGGGCAACGTCAGCTACTACTATGTAATCTCGATCATAGTTTGGATATTCCCAAACCCAATAACCGTTATCAAATCCGCGCTTTTCAATTGGTTCTTGACAAAGTGTTTCATATTCTAATAATATAGAACCATCAATTACGGTATGTCCTGATGATACAAAGTCGCAATCACATTCTTGAGCAGCACCACGTTCACCCAATAACTGAGTTTGTTGGTCACGCCATTCTTGATCTCGTTCAGGGTGTACTGTCCAATGCAATTTAATTGTATGGAAGCCATTAATGTTTGATTCAGCATCTGCCCATGTTTGATGAAACCAGTTACCAACACCATTTGGAGTAGATAATACAATTGCACCACCACCTGTTGATAGTGTTGCTTGAGATGCAATCCATATTTCTTCGATGTTGCGGATGAACGCTGCCTCATCAATAATAAGCAATGATAACGCTTCAGAACGTGCACCGGTGGTTGCAGATGATACTGCTTTGATTTGTGAACCGTTTTTAAATTTCAATGAAAGTTTATTGTCTGCTTCAATATTACCTTTTAACCAACTAGGTAAATTATCATGCATGACACGTACTTTTGTTACAAGGTTTTTTGCTACTTCTTGAGTTGTTGCAATAACCAGTACGTTAAAATCTTCTTTGAATAACATGCTCCATAATGCGAAGCCGGCTGACAATGTTGATATGCCTAACTGACGAGACTTTAAAATAACACTGTATCTATTATCTCGTAATTCAGTTAATGAATCTTCCTGAAATGGGAATAGATTAAATTTAATCTTTCCTTTTTTTGGATGTTGTATATAACAATATTGACGCATAAAGAAAACAGGATCTTTCGCACACATTGTGTACTGTTGTTGAATGATCTGTTTTATATTTGTTTGCGTCATATTATTTTATTAGTTGATTGACTAAAATACCGGTGCCTAATGCTGATAAAAATCCAAATCCAAACCATAATCCTTTTTTATCAGACCATTTCGGTTGCAATAAATCAATTTGTTGTTTATACAAATCAATATTAGATTTCAATAATTTGATTTCAGTGTCTTGTTCTACAATATGTATTGAATCTAACGTTGCAATCGAATCTTGTTGTTTTACTAATCCTCGATACTTAACAATTAATTGATTATTAATATCGTCTGCTGTCCAAAGTGAATCTAGTACGAATGAAATATCTGCTAACTCAGATTGAGTAAAACATGTATCTGGTTTTGTTTTTCCTTTTTGTGAAAATACAATTACCGGGAACATTAAACTGATGATTAATTTTTTCATTTTTTTCTACGTGTTTTTTTCAAAATGTTTTCTTTTGCATCTTCGATGGCTACTTCTACAACTTCAATTGTTTCTTTAGCTTCTTCAATTTTAGAAATTTCATTTTTAATTTTAATAGCTTCTTTTTTAGCAGCTTTTGTTTTTTCTTTGATTACTTCAATCTTTTTTTCTGTTTCGATAATCTTTTCTGTATTATCTTCAATCTTTTCATCAATCTTTTCTATTTTTTTTGATTTTGTTTTTGAACTAAATAGAAAAAATGCAATAATTGCACCAATACCAGCAACAATAGCTACCCAATATTTTTTAATCATTTTCATTTGTTATTTCCTTGTTTTTATTATTTAAATTGTTTAGAAAGTTTTCTTTGAATTTATCAAATTGTTTTTGTATCGTTTCTTCAAATTCTTCTGGAGTCATTTTTTGTGTCCACGTTTCAACATCTCCATTTCCGCTACTAACAAATTGCGATGCTTGCGTATATGCTTGTTTTAACATTGCAACATCTCGTTCTGCAGAAGCTAACCAAGCTAATGCATTTTCTCGAATTTTTTGTTGTTCATATTCTTCATACGTACCTGCAATTTTCATTTCATGTTCCATTTCAATTGTACAATCAAAACACATTCCGTGAATTTTACGCATCTTTTGATCTAATAGATGCGAACCAGGGCATGTACATACATCTTTTCTACAATTAGGAAAAGCTCTAAGCTCTTGTCTAATTTCCTGAAAAATTTCTGAATTTTTTGGTTTACGAACTCGGAATCCGTCACGTTGTTCGACGATGTATGTAATACCAGTTGCATCAACTTCTTCCCATACATCGCCTACTAAATGACGTTCATTTTCTTTAGCTGTTTTTTCAACATCGCTAAAACCTACAGTTTTTTTAGTTTGAAACTTGTGGGTACCATCTAACATTTGCGAGATGGCTTTGACATTTTGTAACTTTTTAGACATATAACTTTTTATTTATTTGCTAGTTTTTTTATTGTAAATGTTTTCAACATTCTGTAAAAATTTTGAACATCTTCTGGTTCTGCTTCTTTAAATGTTGCATTTAAAACTTTTGCAATGGATTTCAATCTAGAAATGTTTCCGCCTTCTTCTTTCAAATGATTTGAAAATCTTTCGATTGCTAAAGCTTCTTTTGCAGGAGCATCCATTTCTGCACTAGCATCAGGTGCAGGTGTTTCAGCAGGTGCTTCTTCTGGTGCTGGTGCAGCAGGAGTGGCTGGCGCTTCTGGAGCTGGTGTTTCTGCAGGTACTTCAGCAGCTGGCTCAGTTGCAGGTGCTTCTGCTTCCGGGGCATCCATTGGCAATTCTTCAATTGCTGGTTCTTCTCCCGGTGCTGCTTCAGTTAATCGATTAATTAATTTTCGACGTACATATTCTCGAACTAAACGTTCTTTTTGTTCTCTAGTTAAATTTTCAATTTTATCTTTTAAAACATCTGCAACATCTTTTTCTTCTTTATCTTGACGTTTCTTAAGACGTTTTAAAGCAGTTTTAGGATCATAGTCACCATCTTCTAGATCTTTATATAAACGATCATCATCTTTATATGTTGGATACATTTTTCCGTCATCTTGCATTTCTTTATCTGTTTTACGTAAAAGATTAGGAATCTTTTCGCCCGCAGATTTAGGATTCAAATTTCCTTCTTTATCATCCAATGTATAATCTTTAAGATCTTTGCGATAAGTAGGTTTTTTATTTTCTGGTTTTTTGTATTTGCTTTTGTGTTTTTCAGCCATGATTTTCATCCATTTTATATAAATATATCATCGTGCGTATTTCAGCACTCCTAGTAGTTGGTTTACTGGCGCAAATGCACCTGTTAATTTATAGGTATGGCCGCCATATACGAATACTATTCCTTCAGAAGGAATAATTGCGTCGAATCCTCCTAACCGTTGTATACGGCGTAATTCGTGTTCTAATTTAGAAACAACTGCTGGGTCTGGATTATTTTGTAATTCTTTTATTAATTGAGCCAATTCCGTTTTTAATTCTTGAACTGATTTGCTTGGATTTGCTGCTAAGAAATTTTCTGCATTTTTTAAAACCACTGCACCTAATCTTAAAAAGATTGTTTCAAATGGCTCCATGTTTTGTTTTTGATATTTTTTAAAATCTTTTTTATCAAATTCAGTTACCCATGTTAAAAATTCTGGATTTTCGATATCTTTTTTAAGCAATGAAATATTAGTTGATTTATCATTAAATGCCCAACGATAAATTAATGCGTTTAAAACATTATCTGTAATTTCATATCCTAATTCTTGTGCTTTCGTACGAATAACATCTGCCCACCATGCTTTGTGATATTCAGTAACGCGATCTGTTTCTTTTAAATTGTAACGATTTTTTAACTGATCAATTTCGTTGAAAAATGCTGATTGTTGATCTTCAAAATCATATACTCGTCCTAACTTGATTCGTTGAGGTGGAATAAATGAAAATGTTTTTTGAAGATGTGCATTTGCATCTTGTATAATACGTTGCAACGTTGCGCCGCCTGTCATATCAGTTTCTACAACATTTGCTTTGTCGTCATATTCAACTAGATTATGAAATTGTAATACTGCCACATCATATGAAATTACATTTTTTGTTGCAGGATAAATAATTTCCATGTTAGCAAATACGCGGCCGTTTTTGAATATTTTATTTAATTCATCTGGATTAATTTGTTTAAATGCTTCTGCTAAATCTTCTGCTGCCCCTCCAAATGCATCTGATATAGGTCCTCGACCTCCAAATTTATCTTGAAGTTCTTGTACAGACATTGGATTAATTACAGTCCCTTTATTACGTGCAAATCCAATTTGTCCATCTTTCCATGTTACTTGAATATTTTGGCCATCTGTTTTTTCAGTAACTGCAGACTCTATGTCTAATCGTCCTTCTAATGCTCTAGAAACTAATTCTTTCATTTCATTGAAAGTTAAGCCATGATCATCATATGGATGTGCCATATGTCCTGCAGCACCGCCTTCTGTTAATATTTGATTTTCGATTAATTCGGCACCCATTACTGTTTTTGGAAATTTATCAAAATCATAAACAAAACTTTCATCATCTTGTCGATCTAGAAAATTACTTAATTTGTTAATTTTCTTTTTATGACGTTTTGTTTCTGCTTTATTCATTGTTGCAGCAAATACTTCATCAACATCTTCTTGTAATGCAGAAGCCCACCAATCTTTAGAAAATATTGCAGACTCTTGAATACCTTTTAAGGTTTGCCATGCATTTTTTATTTTAGCATCATCAAATTGTGGATATGATGCACGGAATGTTTCATAATCATCATTCATTAATGATTGACGTACAACGGTAGCTGAAATAGGAGTGCCGTTTGCGTATGATTCTGGATCTACATCGATACTTAATTCAGTTGCATCAATACCCATTGGCATTTTGCGTCCTTTTTTATCGCCAATTGTAACATACTTATCTACATTGGGAACAAAATCTTTTGCACGAACGTAATCATCTCCTTTGGTAGATGCTGCCATGGCATAACGACCCGTTGCATCTTCTGGCAATGCAAATAGATATTCATATGCAGCCATGATTGGAGAATTGAATTCAGTTGGGTGTATTTCTATGTTAGGATTATCATTTAAAATGTTAAACATTTCCATAGTTTTTTCTCGGGTAATTCCTTCTCGTTCTTTTGAACCAATTAAAAGAATTACGCGGTCAACTTCAGGATGCTGTGCATATCGTTGTGCTAATGCTAAATGAGCTCCCGTTAAAGGTTTGAATCCGCCAGGAAATAAAACTGTTATTTTATTCATTATGTTTCCGTTTTATATAAATATATTATCTTGCTATTTCGGTAGTTATTACTGTCATACTATTGAAATTATCTACCTAACATGGAATTATATGTTTGGACTATATGTTTAAGTCCTTTTCCGGTTCCGATTGCATCTAAATAAACACCATTATCGATTGCTACGAATTGATAAAGTTTTGTTGATGAATTATTCATCGATCCAGATATTTTACCACCTATTACTAATTTAGTGTTATTAAATCCTTCACCAGTAGCCCATTGAGTGCTATTTAAAACACTTCCTGTAATTATTGGACTATACGTATAATCTTGTCCTTGAACTCTACGTATACCATACCAACCATCAGTTGGATTATCATTTCTATAATTACCGTTAACGACGGCGCCGCCCGGGCCGCCGTGTCGAGTAATAAAATTCATACTGAAATATGGAATACCGATACTAGCTGTTACTTTACTAAATACTTCGATTTTATAATAATTTTCATAGTTAGTATCATAAAGACCAATATCTAACGATGCAGTGTTTGTAACTGCAGTGTCAGTAGCAGAATAAAATAATAATCCAGGCGCTAATGTAGTATTTATATATGATGAAGTTGCAAAAGAACCGGTACCAGTTGCTTTTGATCCCGAATCATTAAATGTCCATCCGGATGAGAAATCTAAATAATTATTAGGATTACGCATTGACCATTTTTGTTGATCTTTAGTAGTTCCAGCTAATGGATAATAATCAAGTAAATTTTCAATCGCATATTCATTTCGCAATTCTTTTTGTAAATATTGCAATGCATTTAAAGTAGTTGAATCAGTTATACCTGAATTAGAAACATAAGCATTATATAACTGGTCGGTTACAACAGCATCAATTTGTGTTGAAGCTGAGCCATATCCATTAGATGCTGTAATTTGTAAGGATATTGGTTGAAATAAATAACTAGCAGTTACGTTGATTCCCAAGCTTGGTTGAGAAAAGAGCCAGGTATCTGGCTCTCCGGGTTTACCTGGTTGAAAAATTGGAGAGTATTGAGTTTGTACTAATGTTCCACTTACAAACCATTTATAAACATATGATCCGGTTGCTCCGGATAATGTCCAAGATCCCGAAGTTGCAGAAATTGAAAGAGCTGATTCAGAATCATTTTGAGATCCAGTTGTAAGCCATATTGGGGCAAATAACAAAGTAGGTGCACTACCTGTTGCTGATGGCCATCCCGACAGGATCGATGTAGCTACCCCGGAAATATAACTTATTGATGTAGCATCGGTAGTATTGATTCTAACAATTGAAGAAACATTTACGCCTGATAACTTTGCCATAATTTTATTTATTTATAAATATCATTGATTTATATAGTATGGGCACACACATCGTGCATCATTATGATATACATTTTTTGGTATAGGCACTGTTATTTGTACATGATCATGTTTTAATGATTCACCCAACCGATATTTATCTGCACCATCTGCTCTAAAATATGTAAATACTCCATTTGATTTTAGTGCTTTATCTACAATTGCATGTTTAAATTTTTTAGAATTAACACAATCTGCATCATAAAATATTCCATCATATTGCTGTTGACATATTACGTCTTGCAATTCAAACCAATCACCTTGTATGATTGTTACATTGGGTTTATCTTTAGCCCATTCATGTAATCGTGTTAAAATATCCGGATGTATTTCTACGATAGTATGCGATTCACAGCCAAACTCTTGTATGAATTGTGCAGATATACCCATGCCAAATCCAATTTCTAATATGTGACCTGAATTTTGTGTAACTCGCTGAGCATGCAATTTCATGAGTTCAGTTTCCCATGACATCATTACATATCTGTCAGGCTTATTTTTTAAAACAATGCAATCATTTTGAAAAATTAATTCTTGTCCTCGAGTCATATTATATTTCTATCCAAGTATTATCTGGTTTAAATCGTACAGTTACCCAATCTGGACCGCGGTCACCTAATTCTCCATATAAATTATGACCAATTAATCTAACAATATCTCCGGAACCAGTTGGTGCAACTTCGGTAACATACCCGGCATTTGTACTAACATATAATGGTGCGCCGATTATTGCTGGTGTTGCTACTTGAGTATGATATGTTTGCGTGCTATAATGTCCTTCTAATAGAACGGATATTGAATCATTAGCTTCCGCTTCAGTCAAACAAATTCCTAGTAGTGGCGTAGATTTAGCAGCTAAATCAGCATCAGCTTTATACCATTGTCCGGATGAACTTAAAAACAATAATTGTTGAGGAAATATTTGTTCTCCCGCTTCAGCTAAAGTAATAATAGTTCCTTGTGCTGTTGGTTCTCCCGCCCATTGTGCGGCAGATGCTGCAATAATTTGATTATCTAAAACTTCTATAAATCCTTGATTTACAGTCATATCAAGATTTGCGCCGTCGATGTAACCTAATTGCATGGTTGGCGATGCATTGCCATCATATGATAATACTTTATTGTTAGTAGAATCATATCCATTAATTTGAGTTGAATAATTAAGATTTAATGTATTGCCAGCGTTGCCTTCTATTGTTAAATCTTGAACAATTGATACAGAACCTGATACTCCTAATCTAACATTCGGTGTATTTCCTACAGAATAACCAATACCAACATTATTACCATTTGATATAACCAGTTTATCAGTATTGCCACTGTTACCGAACCACATATTTGCACCAACGGCTTGATTTAAAAATACAACGTCGCCGGGGGCATATGATGTAAATGTATCATTAAATTGTAATATACTTAATGGATCATTATTTGTGGTTTTAAAATCTACTGCTGCAAACGCTAATGAACCAGAATCAGTATTTCGTATTTTTAAAGCACGTTGTCCTCCGTTATCAGCTGCATCAATTTCTACTCTAACAGTTGGCGCATTTGTTCCGAATCCAGCATTACCTGTTACATTAGTATTACCATTTACATCTAATGACCCAGTTATAACTACATCTTGCGTAAGTGTATTAACATATGATGCAGTTGATGCAAACGAAGCACTAGTTACAGAGCCGCCGTAAAATGATGCAGTTATTGCTCTAGATGCCCAAGAAGCTGTTGTAGGTAATGTATTAGTCGACGAATTATATACTAAATTACTTGTTTGTATTACTCCTACACTTCCACCAACGGGCTCGAATGTTGAGATATAGAAATGATGATTTCCGCCAGTAACTGAACCATTTGATATTATTTTAGATGCAGTTTCTGCGGTTTTTGCAGTTGTTGCAAAAGAAGCACTAGTTACAGTACCAGCGTAGAATGATGCAGTTGCTGCAGTTCCACTTAATGATCCTGTGAATGAGGTAGCCCATACATTACCATCAACAGTAAACGAAGCTGAAGTAGGTGTTGTTGTACCTAATCCAAGTCGACTACCTGAACCATGTAATACAGGGCCATTGCTTCCTAACTTTATAGCTCCTTCTGTAACGGTTTGCACACCATATACTCCCATGGTATTTGCTACGTTGATGTCATATAGTGCAGCATCATCTCCGCCTTGGAAGTACATGCCTCCATTTGGTTGAGCATAGATTATTCCGGTTGTAGTTAGTGAACCAGTTATAACTGCATTTCCAGTATATGGAAAAACCGTTCCTCCTGTTGTAGATACTGTTATAACATTACCACCGGAATCTACTGCCAAATTGGCTGTTGCTGTTCCTGTAAAAGATGATGCGTTAGTGTAGGCAGGTAAGCTCATTTGTTTGGTATGCATGTTCCACCAAACTACTTCAGCATCACTACCGGCATTTGTACCTCTTAATAGTCTAAATCTATTTTGATAGTTATCAAGCATCGAAGCTGATGTATATGTTCCTCCCGGAGCATTAAATCCTAATTGGCCTCCTTCATTTACAGTATCACGAGCACCCAATGTTAAAGTGTTTTCAGATGGTCCTAAACTTGTTGAGGCAATAACAGCACTACCTGTAATTATTACATTTTGATTAAGTGTGTTAACAAATGATGCAGTTGATGCAAATGAAGCACTAGTTATACTTCCGGTTATTCCTCCCGACACGGATAATGAACCAGTTACTGTTAATCCATTTGTAAAACGGCCGGAGCCAGAAACATTTAATTTAAAACCCGAGTCTGTTGTCGTACCGATTGCTACATTACCATTATTAAAAAAGGACATTTTAGCATCAGATATAGATGCATTTGATGTAGATACACTATTATTAATACATAAAAATAAATTAGAAAGCCCATAAGAACCTAAGTTTTCTAATCTCCATAATATTTTCGATTCTGTAGTTCCTGAGGTAGTCCAAAAAATATTAGAACTAGTATTAGAAGTTCCTCCAATATATGTAGTACTTCCATATAAAATATTTGATCCAGCGGCACCAGATATAGTTAAGTTTCCTCCAATACCTAATCCTTGTGAAATACTTACACCTGCAGAGCTATTTATTAAAGTTTGATAATTACCTGCAATAAATAAACGAGAACCATTGGGCGTAGAAATTGTAAAATCACCAGGACTTCCTATAGCTGAAGAATTAGGTGATATTAAAAAATTACCAGCGTTGCCTGAAACTGTCGAAGTTAATGTAATTCCCGTTCCTGATGTAGAAGTGCTTATTCTTGCAATACCATTTACATCGAGTTTATATCCCGAGTCTGTAGAAGTGTTAATAAGAATATTTCCTGTAGAAGCATTTAATCTCATTGTTTCGCTACCGCCAACTCCTAAAATAATATTATTTGTATTAGCTGTAGCAATAACTAAATTATTATTACTTACAAGTTTTGATATATTTGCATTTGAAATACCATAAAAAGTTCCGGTTGCCGAAGACCCGCCGATTTGGACTCCTAAATATCTTCCAGTATCATTAAAAGTAAATAAATCAGCAAATCCGGAATTATTAGTATTAGTAATAGATGTTCTTACGGCATTGCCTGAAGAAACGTTTGCGGTAATATCTAGATTAGTTGTAGGTGTACCTGTTCCAATCCCAACCGGACCTCCGAATGAAGCAGTTGAAGCTGTTTGTGTAATTGAACCACTAAATATAGCAGGACCAATGTTTGTAAACGTCGAAGAACCAGATACAATTAAAGAACCAGTTACAATTACAGTTTGATTAAGTGGATTAACATATGAAGCAGTTGCTGCAGTTGAAGCAAATGATGCACTAGTAACACTTCCTCCATAAAATGAAGCTGTTGTGGCAAATGAAGCTGTTGTGGCAAATGAAGCTGTGCCTTGTAATGAACCAGTTATACCTCCAGTAACTATAAGTGAACCAGTTACGGTTAAACCATTTGTAAATCGACCAGAACCTGAAACATCTAAAGTACTACTCGGTGTCCCTGTATTAATACCAACTAGTCCACTTCCGCTTACATACAATATATTATTTACCGCTGATGAATCT